AATTTAACTTTAAAGGTTAAAAACTAAAGAACCTATGAATATTATATCATGTTTATTTCTTGATTGCAACTAATTGTTACTCCTAATTATCTCTCTCTCCTCTACTGTTGCCCAGTTCTCCTCTATAGCCTCGTCAGAAGCCGAATGACACATTGAACATAAATCTAAATATTCGTCTGTCACTCTGTCACGCTTCCTAAGTTCAGCCTCAGTCAGTATGACGTCACAGGCTTTACATCTACTCATAACTCTGTTTCCTTGTATGGTCTGCCGTAGGTGATTACGATGAATGGTAGCATCAACACTACGCCCTCAAAGGGCATCGTGCTGTGTTCTTCCGTCTCGCTGTTGTAAGTCCATACAGGTCTACTATCAACGAACTCTAAGTCTATCCCTACACCATTACGAATCTCTACTGTAAATAATCTATTGAATATAACTGTGTTAATCATCTTCTTTAACTCCTAGTCTAGTTTTAACTTCCTTTATGCGTTTGTACATCTCTGGTTGTTCTATAGGGTCATAGTCTACCTCTCTGCTGTCGTATGGTGTGTAATATCCTGTACTATCTTCATAGTCACTGTAATCATAACTAGGGCAATCATCTACCCTGCAATATTCTCTGTTCATTTGTCCGCTCCCATCATTTGTAAATATTCGTAAGCCTTAGCGTACCCGTCATAATAATCATTGTCCTCAGCCTCCATAGCGGGATAACCGTGTATACAGTCATATTCCCCGCGCTCATAGCTTGATAACTCTTTAAAGTATTGGTACATATTGTACGCCCTGTCAGCTATATCTTCAAGCTGTGCCTGTTCTCTCGCGTCTCTACTCATAATTAAAGCCCCATATAGTCAATTAATATTTTATAGCCTAACATAAAGACCACACCCAATACAACCCCTTGTATAAAACTAGCCATAAATTCTCCTCGCTACCAGTTATGCACCACGCCCGCAATAATAAACAGGCAGGTTATAAAATTCAACCCCACGATTACACTACGCACAATCGCAATGTAATCAGCCTCGCGGTCTGTAGCCCCTGACTTCTCGCCTAGTGCTTTAGCCCATACGCGCCACAATCTAAGAACGGTACTCATAGGGCTTATACCTCTCTACTACTACGTCATTATAGCCGTCATTGCGCCAGTTACTGGCTATCCTGTGGGCTTCCTCTCTATTCGTGAGGTGAGAGTTTACCTCTACACCTCCCACCCATACTGTATATAACATTATAGCACCTCCTCTATCATATCTACCGCCCACTCTCTCTGTATCGGGTCGGCATCTTCAGGCACTCCCTCATCATCTAGCATATCAAATACCAGTAGATGCGCCTCCTCTTTACTATTTGCCTCTACCTCTATACTGGCATTTTCTATATAGTGGAAACCTACTTTATATTTTTTCATTATAAACCTCTCATTACTTGAACGGCTAATAGTACCACATAACCGCCAATCGTTAGATTAAACAACACCGCACGGATTTTATCGCGTTGTTGCTCCCGTTCAAACTGTTTTAACGCCAAATAGCGTTCTGCTGAATAATTCATAATTTTAAACCTCAATTAAAAGTTTTTTATATTTGTTAATGTCTCTTTGAATGCGTTTTTTCTGCCTATCGTTAGCGGTATAATAGTCGCGCATCTTTTCCCAGTATTTTATTTTTTTCTCTATTTCTAATCTATTCATAATAAAACCTCTTAAATTCAATTCTAAGCCATTTACTGGCTAACCTATACATACCTACTAATAAACACTAGAAAACGCCCTACAAGGGAATACAGGGCGTTCTGTGGTGCTTACTCCTATTATGCCACCTCAATAATATCAGTTTTAACATTGAATAGCTTACCGGTATATTCATTAAATAAATACTGAATTATTTTACGCGCTCTATCCTGTAAAGCCATAAATTGACCACACTGGATTAGCTTGTGGAATTCTGTTACACCCTCACAAAGTCCCTCTTCCATTGCCCATTCTACCCACTCGTAATTATCAACTGCCCACTTACGCAAGTCGTGATAATAAATATCAACATGGGAGTCAATGATTTCATGTATCCCACCGTCATAATCTAAATGCTCATATAAATCATGTGCATCTTCAAGAATTTCATTTGTTACTACATTGTTTTTTAATAAATCTAATAAATCGTTTTTCATAATAATCACCTGTTAAAAGTTAATGTTTAAATAAATATAATAAAGCCTACTGGTTAAGTCAATAGGCTTGATATATTTACTTATAAACCTAAACGCTCCTTTTCTAATTCATTCCACTGTTCAAGCAACAATTCGTTTTGAGTATTCATTACCTTATAGCCTTTATAAAACTCACCTAGTAATTCATTAATTGCGCCTAGTAGTGTCGTGGATTTTATATATTCCTTTTTAGCAAAACTTTTTGTGCTTTCTAATTCTTCACCTTTTAAATCAGCGCATTCTATTGCTAACTTGCTCGCATGAATAGCGTGATGCAATTGCTTAGTTTTCAAAGTATTGTAAATTTCTGATTTTGTCATAGTGTCTCACCTATATAGTTAATTAAGTTAATATAATAGAACCTGCTATTGCTAACAGGCTCGATATATTTACTCCTTATTGTTCGTAGTGGTTACTATATATCGCTCTATCGTAGGCGCTCGCCCATTCTTCGGCTACCTCGTTACAGCTGTAGTCCGCTATGGTTTCTTCGGGCGACTCGCCTAGTATAGCTAGAAAGTTTGCTTTTATTTTCCACTTGTCCTCGTCGTTACGCTTGCACCAAATGATATTGACAAGCCCTGTAGACTCTACGCCCTCCTTAGCTAGACTATAACTAGTGGTTGCCTTTTGGAGTATATCGCCCTCCTCAGCGCATTGTATAGCTATATGATAGCCATTTGCGATGCCGTGTTTGATGTTGTGTAGATATGCTTGTCTCATAATATATAGCCTCCTATAGGCTCGGTTCGTTTGTGTATGTCGCCCATTATATAGAGGTCATTGCTATTGTACAATGATTAATATGCATGACCTTTATAGGTTGTCATAACCAAATGTTATACCCTATGCCAGCCACTGACTGACTACGCTACAGCCCGCGCCACCACTGGGCTACAGCAAATCCCCGCGATTAAGCACCTAACCTATGCCATTATATAGGCTGACCATAACCCCGCTTAGAATGCAATTCTGGGGCTTGTGGGACTATATAACCTAAGTGCATAACATAAGCATGACAATATAACCAAATAGTATTGGATTACTGGTGTTGTTCTATGGTAGGGCTTTTGTTGTCCATAGGTATCCTTTAGCATACTCACTTCCCCCGCCTCAAGTATTCCCGTGACCACCTCAAGGATACCAGTCACAGTTTAGCCTTGAGTTTTACCTGAGGCTGTGCTAAAGGACGGGCGGGGGGTGCGTGGGTGTCTTGAGATTGTTACGGTATCCTCTGGCATACAAAAAAGACATAAATTAGAAAAAGGGTATAACCAAAAGTAATACTCTAAGTGTTTGTTTTCCTTAAGTATTCTAATGGCGGGGATATGTATGACCAATATAATAAAAAAGGTCACTTAGGGAGGGAACTAATATTTTTAGTCGGGGTCTAAAATAAAGCTTGACTTTCAGTTAAAAGTATGCTATAATATAGATATAATTAAGACATTGTTTAGAGCCTTAAGTATACTTAAGTAGACTTAGTTATTATACTTTAAAGATTAATCATTAATGTAAAATAATAAAGGTTAGCCTAAGGATACTTAAGATAACTTAAGGAGAGTCCAATGGACCAAGAAGGTACTAATCCTCCTAAAAAGAGGAGGGGCAGACCACGGAAATCAGATGTGGTGTCAAGAAAAAGAGGGTCAACTGGTTTAACCAGAGGTAGACCCAAAGGTGATGCGGCTATAATCAACGAATACAAGAGTAGGATGTTGACCTCACCTAAGTCAAGGAAAGTGTTGGAGTCAATATTTGATGCGGCACTTAACGATGACCACAAGCATCAGTCAGCCGCTTGGAAACTTATTGTAGATAGGATTGTCCCTGTAGGGGCTTTTGAGAAGGATGTTGTCAAAGGCGCAGGGAAGTCAGCAATACAGATAAACATTACTGGAGTTGGTGGAGAGACCACGGTGGTGTCAAATACAGAAGAAGATGACATCTTAGAAGGGGAAACTATAGATGGCTAAGTACTTCACTAGACAAGAGTTCGCTTGTCAGTACACAGGTAAAAACGAAATCAAGCCTGAGTTCATTGAAAGATTAGATGAACTGAGAGAGGCTTGTGGTTTCCCATTCATTATTACGTCAGGATACAGAGATTCAGAACACCCTATTGAAGCCAAGAAAACTAAAGCAGGAACTCATGCACAAGGCATTGCCGCAGATATTAAAGTCAACAACGGTTTACAGCGTTTCAAAATCGTTGAGGAGGCTATCAAGTTGGGTTTCACGGGAATTGGAGTTGCTCGTAGTTTTGTCCATGTTGACATCCGCAATCCTGACGATACAACCCCTTTTGTGATGTGGACTTATTAAATGACGGAACTTAATGTTTCGTTACTACCGTGGCAACAAGAAGTATTTGAGGATGAGACTCGGTTTAAGGTCATAGCCGCAGGTAGACGTACAGGCAAGTCAAGGTTAGCCGCTTGGATGTTAATCATCAGGGCATTGCAAACTGAGAAGGGTCATGTGTTTTATGTAGCCCCTACTCAGGGTCAGGCTAGGGACATTATGTGGCAAGTCTTGTTAGAGATTGGTCATCCCGTAATCTCCTCTAGTCATGTTAATAATTTACAGATAAAGCTAGTCAATGGTGCAACCATAGCACTCAAGGGTGCTGACAGACCAGAAACCATGCGTGGTGTCAGTCTTAAGTTCCTAGTTATGGATGAGTACGCTGACATGAAGCCAGAGGTCTGGGAACAAATCCTACGTCCTGCACTGGCTGACCAAAAGGGTGATGCGTTGTTCATTGGTACGCCAATGGGACGTAATCACTTTTATGATTTATATACGTATGCTTGTGTTGGTGAAGATAAAACATTTGCAGGTTATCACTTTACAAGCTACGATAATCCACTGCTAGACCCTGAAGAGATTGAAGCGGCTAAAAACTCTATGTCCTCATTCAGTTTCCGACAGGAGTTCATGGCATCCTTTGAGGCGCAGGGTAGTGAGTTATTCAAAGAAGAGTACGTTAAATTTAGTGAGGAAGAACCTCAAGCAGGTAGCTACTATATTGCAGTCGACTTGGCAGGATTTGCTGATGTGGCTAAAGCTACGACAAAGACTAAACGCCTTGACCAAACTGCCATCTCGGTTGTTAAAGCGAATGAAGAAGGTTGGTGGGTCGCTGACATCATTTATGGTCGATGGGGTGTGGAAGCCACTGCAAGGAAAATCTTTGAAGCTGTACGCGATTATCGTCCTGTGGCTGTCGGCATTGAGAAAGGGGCGTTAAAGAACGCTGTACTTCCGTACATCTCGGACCTAATGAAGTCCAACAATAGATTCTTTAGAATAGATGAATTGACACACGGTAATAAAAAGAAAACGGACAGGATTGTCTGGGCTTTACAAGGTAGGTTTGAACACGGCAAGATAACACTTAACAAGGGTGAATGGAACGCTACATTCCTAGATGAGTTATTCCAATTCCCTAATCAGCTTGTACATGATGACTTGATTGATTCGTTGGCGTACATCGACCAACTGGCTAACATAGCCTACACATCAGATTATGTAGAGGAAGAATTTGAATTTTTAGACGCATACACAGGGTACTAATATGTTACTAGAAGATAGAGAAGAGTTTACGTTGGAACAAGACCTTGAAGGATGGGTCGTTGAGAAATGTCAAGGTTGGCGTAATCACTTTGAATCCAACTACGCAGAAAAGTTTGATGAGTACTATCGCCTTTGGCGTGGACAATGGGCATCAGAGGACAAGACTAGACAGTCCGAACGCTCCAAGATTATCTCCCCTGCTTTACAACAAGCAGTTGAGTCATCCGTTGCGGAACTAGAGGAAGCAACCTTTGGTCGTGGTAAGTGGTTTGACATTGAGGATGACGTAGCGGACAACGAGAAGCGTGATATAGCCCTTTTACGTGAAACCCTATACAAAGACTTCAAAAAGAATAAAGTCCGTAAGAGCGTAGCTGAGTGCCTTATCAATGCCGCTGTATTTGGTACAGGTATTGCTGAAGTAGTATTAGAAGAAGAAAAAGAATTTCAACCTGCTACTCAGCCTGTAATGGGTGGAGACTTAACGGCAGTAGGTGTAAACATCGTAGATAAGACCTGTGTTAAACTACGACCAGTAATGCCACAGAACTTCCTTATCGACCCACTAGCTACGTCAATAGAGGAAGCACTAGGCTGTGCAGTAGATGAGTTTGTACCTACGCACCTAGTGGAACAGTTACAAGAGCAGGGTGTCTACCGTGACGTTGTTGTCGGTCTAGCCGCTCCTGACTTTGACATTGAGCCAGACAAAGATTTAGCAGTGTATGAAGATGATAAAGTACGCTTGACTAAATACTACGGATTAGTACCTCGTCATCTATTAAAAGCGGCACAAGCAGAAGAAAATCAAGAAGAAGAAGTAGAAGAACTAGTCGCTGATGAAGAGGATGATTCATACTACGTAGAAGCTATCGTTGTTATTGCTAATGATGGTACTCTACTAA